ATCCGGCCTCTGATATATATAACACTAAACTATCGCTTATTAGAGTATTAAATAGGCAATCTCAGACACAAGTGTACGCCTATGATAGCACAGACGCTAATTCGGCTTCTTCCCTTCCCGGCGATTTTATCCTACAGGAACAGGGTATTAGCCGTATTCAATTTGGCGTAAGTAGTTCAAACCATACTGCGTGGTTCCCGGCCCTTACATCTACTCCTTCGGATAATCTATCTTTAAGCGGTGGCAGTATTGGCACAGGCTATGCCTCTAAATTTCAACAGCCCGATTCTGTCCCCACTTCTAATACAATCAATGTGGGTAATTCGGCTTTAGAATGGTATCGTAACCTGCCGTTACGTAATAGCGTCATTGTCCTAAAGGCAGACGGCTGTTTCCAGCTTACAGGCACGGCTTTTCCCTTCACTGTCACTACACTAGATTTAGGCACTATTCTTACTGCCCCAGAAACACCTACAGTTATGAATAATCAGGTGTTTGCTTTCACAAATCAGGGAGTGGTCGCCATTACAGAAACAGGCCCCGGCATTATCTCTAGGCCGATTGAAAATAACCTACAGGCCCTTAGTTCTTATTTGCATCCTGATTTTCCTAAAGTATCCTTTGGTACATCTTACGAAACAGATCGTAAATGGATAATGACCACTATCAGCCCTACACAGGCTTTCACTAGGGGCACTATCCAATACGTGTATGACACCATTACAGAAACTTGGACTAATTATATCTATCCTGTAGCTCTTTGGGACCTACACGAAAGCCCTACAGAGCATAGGCTTTATGCCTGTAGCGCAGATGAAACACATCCCTACGTCTTTCAGGAACGTAAAGCCTTTGTCAATAGTGATTTTGCTGATATTGAAGTGCCTGTCACTATTACGGCGGTTAGTGGAAGGACATTGACAGTATCTAGTACGGCGGCGGCAAAAGTAGGCTGGAGTATAGCACAGCTTACAAATGAAAGCGCAGACGAACCTAGCGTCGTAAATACTATATCGGTCATTACAAATATCACCGATTCTACTCATATTGTTGTGCGGGACGTATTAACTTGGAATCTTTCGGCCCCGTTTACAGCTTATGAACAACCTATCAATATTGACGTGCTTTATTGTCCCCTAACGGGGGGTACGCTCAGTACGGCAGGGGGAAACATCCCCGGCAATCCGGGTATTGTTAAATTCTTTCAGGAAATACAAGCCTTTTTCCAGAACGTCAATTTTGATAATATCACATTTAATTTTTCTAGCGATTTCATTACCAGTTCTACGCCTATTGTATTGCTTCCTACCCCATTTAGCGGAGGATGGGGCACGTTCGCTTGGGGCGATATTCCTTGGGGCGGAGGGGCCAGTTCAACCCAGAGTATCCGTACCTATATTCCTCTTTCAGCTAAACGAGCCCATTGGCTGAATATGGAAATATCCTTGTCTCAGGCTATGACCAATTTCAGCCTAGCGGGGGTTGTGCTTACATTCCGGCCTGTCACTACCCGCTCGAAATAGTGCTTATCTATGCAATTACCGCTATATAGACGCATAACTGAAGAGGATTTAAATGATGCGCCAAAGGGCTCATGGAAAGGCAAACTGCTTTACGGCCTAAATCTCTTCATGCAACAGCTTTATACGGGATTGTCTAACAATCTCACGCCAGAGCAGAATTGTATAGCCCAAACTAAGACCTTTTCCATTGTAGGGTCTGCTACAGTAGCTAAGAATGTTTACACTTTTGCAACGAACTATGTATACAATCCGCTAGGAATGGATACGTTAAATATTCAGCCTACTAATGGTACTACCTCCATATTTACTACAGCACCTTATATTAGCTGGAACTATCTAAATGGCGTAATCAATATTTTAGGAATAACAGGGCTAACTGATAATGTGCCTTATACGATAACAATTCGTATATGGTGGCCCGGAGTGGTGAATTAATATGCCTTTTGTATCTAATATGCCGGATGAAGAACAAAAGAATCAATCTCAGGGGCAAGTCGCTCCGGGGGGAGCTTCTAACACCGTCCAAACACAGCCCGGAGCGGGTGTGGGATCAACAGGCGCACCGGGAGCTATGGGAAGCTCTAATTCTCAGACCGGAGGAGGCTTTGCCTCTTTAAATCAATACGTCAATGCTAATCAGGGACAAGCGGAACCCTTAGCAAACAAAATTACGTCTGGAATCAATCAACAATACAACACATTAGCCGGACAAAATCAAAGTACACTACAGGGGCTTCAAGGGTCTGTGGATCAGGGATACACTAAACAGAATCAGGATATATTAGCGCAGGAATCAGCGAACCCAGTTAGTTTTGCTTCAAATCCTAGCAACATTCAGAGCTTTCAGGCTCAGGCTAATGATAAATACACAGGTCCCGCAAGTGCTGAGGGGTCAGGGGCTTTTCAAACTCAGCTAGGCAATGTTAATAACGCTATTTCTGAAGGACAAGCGGCTACACAAACAGAAGCAGGACGTAAACAGCTTTTAGCCCAGAATGAAGCTACACCTAATGCGGGCGTGACAGGTCTTAATTCTGCCATATTGTCACAGGACCCTAATGCTCAGGGGCAAATTGAACAAGCGTATAATCCATTTTCTAATCTTGTTTCAGGACTCAATACCGGGGCTCAGGGCATTGATACAAACATCGGACAGGCCCAAACACAAGCTACTAACGCCTCTAATGCCGCTAATGCCCAAATAGCGGGACAAATAGGTAATTTAAATACGGCTGTTAATAATACGGCTACTCAGGACACGGCAAATCAAAATGCCTACAATCAACAGCTTTCGGCATATCAGAATCAATGGACTCCGTTATCACAGGATATTAATGCATGGAACTCTGCTAGCCCTAATGCGCCTATGATTGTTTCTGGTAATTTAACAAATCCTTTTACAAGTGCTTTAAGTCAATCTTTTAGTAATAATCAATACAGTCCGGCTAATGTCGCCACGACAGATCAATACGCACAGGGAACGGCTTTTAATTCTTTGATTAATGGATTGAATACGGGATTGCCTTCGGCTGTTGTTAGCGGCACCCCTTCAGACCCCGCTCTTCAAGCCCCTCCGACGTTTAATAACCCTAATGTTAACTTACAGGATATCTATAATCAAGGGACAAATCAGTGGACCCCCGGAGTGCAGGGAAGTCCGGCTATGTCGGATCAGTATAATCAAATCAGTCCTGCATGGAATAATTTGATAGCTCAATTAGAAAAAGATTCAAATAATAAAGATTTTTTACCCGGATATCTAAATCAGGAGAAATAAAATGTCAATAGGCGATCTTTTTGGTAGTGACGATAGTGAAGCTCAAAACTATCTACAACAGGCATTAAAACAATATCAGAATGTAGCAGTTCCTACAACTGCGTCTGAAACTGTTTCTAATCTGCCGCAGGAAACAGTACAAGGTACTGTCAATCCTAATCAGATTCAGGCCGTCAATCAGGCCGGGTCTGCCTATAATAATATTTCTTTAGACCCTGCGACAAGACAAGCCCAAATCAATGCGTTAGGCCAATATTCTAATATTGCCAATACGGGCGGCTTAGACGCTAATGCAAAACTTGCGCTACAACAGGCTATGGATCAGGCTAATATTCAGAGCCAAGGGGCCCAAGGCGCGATACAGAATCAGGCACAGGCTATGGGACAGGGCGGTGGAGATTTTGCTTTGACCCAACGCGCTATTGCGGCTCAGGGAGCTTCCAACACCGGAGCGGAGCAGGGCCTACAAACGGCGGTTATGGCTGAAGCGAATAGAGAAAATGCCTTAAATCAAATGGCTAATATCGGCGGTCAAGTCAATGCTTCCGATTATGGACAAGCGGCTACGGCGGCAGGGGCACAGAATCAAATCAATGCGGCTAATCAGGGCTTCCAGAATCAGGCCAATGTCGGTAATGTGGCTAATAACATGATGGGACAACAATTCAATGTGTCCAATGCCCAAGGCGTTAATGCGGCAAATACACAGGCCAATCAAGGGAATGTGTATTACAATGCAGGACTTCCCCAACAGCAATTTAATAACGAAATGGCTAAGGCTGGCGGAATGGCGGGAGTTAATTCTCAACAGGCCGGAATTGCACAACAGGCCGCGCAGAATGGGGCTAATGCTACAGGACAGCTTCTAAAGGGTGGTATGGGATTAGTGGGTACGGCTATGGGAGGCCCTATCGGAGGATTGGCGGCTAATGCGTTTATGGGCGGAGGCGGATCACCTGCGGGGCAACTCGGTCCGGCAAAAGGCACAACTGCCCCGGCCCCTATGCAGGGCTATAGTGACGGAGGAATGACAAATAAATATTTGTCTATGCTGATGGGCGGCCCTGTTCCCGGAGAAGCTAAAGTAGACGGCGATTCAGAAACAAATGACACCGTTCCGGCTATGCTTAGCCCCGGCGAAATTGTTGTCAAACGGAGTAAGGCAAGTAATCCAGATGAAGCGGCACAGGAAGCTAAGAAAATATCTTTGGAACACTTTTCCAAAGGCTATAAAAAGGGGAAATAAGCTATGCCTTATAAATCCGATAAACAACGTAAATTTTTCCATACCGATACGGCTAAAGAAGCCGGAATCACTGGTAAAGAAGTGAAAGAATTTGATAAGGCTTCTAAAGGAATGGATTTGCCTAAAAAAGCCCCAAAGAAAATGGCCGATGGGGGTGTTACCTCTGGGTCCCCGGCAGATGAGCCGGGAATACAAGATGCTACGGCTACAGATTTCTTAGCCCCTCTGCTCGGTGCTCCGGGCTTTGCCAAAGCGGCTTCTGCCCTTCCTGATATTGCTGAAGGACTTGGAGAAGCCGGAGAATTGACATTAGGCAAAGATGCGGCAGAAATGGCCGCTCCGAAGATGGAAGAAGCTGGAATGGAAGAGGCCCCTAAAGTAGAAGTGTATTCTAAGGGTTGGCAGAAAGACGCTAATGGTAAACCTGTATTTCAGATATTCAATGTAAAAGGCGACCCTAAAGAAATAGCTAAATTCGGCTTTGGGGAGAATCCGGGCAGTATTCCAGAAGACCTGCTTAGAAAGCACGGCCTATTACCTACAGATAAAATCAGTATTCCTCAGTCTGCCCCGAATGGCTATGCTGATGGCGGAGAAGTGGCCTCTGATGACGGCGACTGGAAAGATAAATTAGCCGCAGTAATGAAGACCATGTTTAATAGTCCTGCCGTACAAGCGGCGGGAGCTATTACAGACCCTATCGGAGCTTTAGCCAGCAATTTAGCCACTCCCGGCTCTGCAACGCAGAACCTAGGGACGGCGGCTATGCCCGTAGCTCAGAATGTGGCAAGTTCAATGACAGGCGGGGCAGTTCCACAGGCTACGCCAGTCCCGGCGCCTACCCCGGCTCAGCCTAGCCCTAGTGACATAGCAAAGGACGCAGTTATGTCCCCTGATTTAGAAGCGGCTATGACTCCTAAACCGCCACAAACACAACCTCAAGGGAATCCTGCGCCGAATACGCCTCCTCAATCGGCTCAAGCCCCTACCGCTACAGATATTCTAGGAAAATTGACTGATAACGATTCTAGCAAAATGCAAGCGTTGCTTGCTTCTCTCAAGGATCAGGATAAGCGGTCTGCTTTTGCACAAGCCCTAGGCGTTATTGGGGATACATTTGGCAATATGGGAATGGCTAAAGCAGGGCAAAGGCCAGAGGGCTTTACAACACCTCAAATGATTGCTGGAATGAATCAACAGAGCAAACAGGCCCAGATTGAAAATTTAACCCAATCATTAGCGGCTGATCCGAATAGTCAAACATCTAAAATGGCTCAACAGACGCTTATGCAAAGTATGGGAATTAAACCGGGCGATCCTAGAGCGGCGCGTATTATGGCTATGCCCGCACAGGCCATTACGCAAATGCTTCCCCAAATGACAGATGCAGTAAAGAATAATATTGAGAAAGAAAAGAATCTAATAGAAGCTAAACGGGCAGATTTGGAAGCCCAGAACCAAGCGGCTATGCGTCAGAATCAAGCGGCAGAGCTTGTAAGACAAAATCAATTGGCACAAGCCAATATCGCTGGGGGAGCAGTTAAAGAACTTTCCCCATTGAATCCTACGAATTGGCCTATCCTTGGAGCGGCGAAGCAGAATCTACAGAATGTGCTAGGCGGGAATCAGACACAACAGGCTCAGCCAATGACAGCTACAAACAAAATGGGTCATAAGATTATTAGTCACGATGGAGGCCGTTCATGGCAACCCCTATAAATCTACCGGAAGGATATCAATTAGATTCTCCCAGTGTCCCAGAAGGGTATACAGTTGATTCTCCTACGTCTGCGGCAGGTGCGGCAGGATTAGGGGCATTAGACGCTATTCCTTTTGGCTTAAAAGGGGCGGCTCAGGCCGAAGAAGCTCTAAAAGGCGGCAAAGCGGCTGATTATTTGAAGGAATTGGATCAATTAGTGGCTCAACAGAAAGAGGAACATCCAATAGCTCATGGAGCAGGAGAAATAGCGGGGTCTGTAGCCCCTTTTGCCATTCCGGGGGTAGGTGAAGCCCTTGGAGCAGAAACAATGGCAGGAAGGGCCGGTATCGGCGCAGGAATAGGGGCTCTACAGGCCGCTTCAAATGAACGCGCACCTCTAACGAGCACTCAGGGCCTACAAGACATAGCAAAAGGTGCTGGAACTGGCGCAGTTTTGAATCCAGCATTAGGCGCACTCGGAGACACTATCTCCTCTAGTCTTGGTAAGGCTTCAGAAGGACTTACTAACGTAGCTAATGAAAAGGCTGTGCAATCGGCAGGACTTAGGCCGGGATCATTAGGTTTGCCTGAAGAGGAAATACAAGAATTAGGCCAAAAGATGCGGGACTGGGACCTCGTTTCAGGTTCCCCACAGGAAAAGCTTGTTAAAGCTCAAGTATTACTTAATAAAATCGGACAACAAATAGGGGATATCGGAGCGGGGGCACAGCCTTTACAAGACGCTTCGCCCTATATTGATAATCTACAACAGGAAGCTGAAAAAGCGGCTAAGTTCTTTGGAACGGAAGGAAATCAAGATTTAACAACCTATAGACAGGGCATGGCTAATATCCAGAATAACGGCGGTACTTTCGACCAATTACAGGCCCTTAAATCGGCTTATGGGGAGAAAGCTTTTGATGCTAACGGGCAAGCGGCTTCCCCGGCTAATGCTAAGGTATACGGTCAGATTAAAGACGCCATGAAGAGTATTGTTGCTTCCGCCCCAGAACAATATCAAACGGCTATGGACAATTACGGCACATTGAAAGATATCAATTCAGGGCTGATGAAGCAGTTACAACAGTCACAGGCGGGAAGTGGTTCAGGCGGTATGGGAATGGGGATTAGAGGCATGATACGGGCACTTCCCGGTATGCAGAATCCAGCTATCGGTGTTCCGGCTGGCGCAGGTATAGCGGCTCTAGGTCATCCCTATGTGGGAGCTATGGCGGCTATCGGATCAATGACGGGCAATCCTGCGGCTCAATCTACTATGGCCGGAACATTGGCTAATACGTTGAATAAGACGGTGCCTCAAGTTGCGGCCCCGGCTGTGACAAATGCGATAGCAAATTCTATGCAAGCTCCGAAGATACCGCCTCAATATGCCCCTGTCTTTCAAAAGGCTATACAAGGCATTACTGATCCGGCAGAGAAACAAAAACAAATGACTATTACTGACTTTGTGCTACAAAGCAGGGACCCTAACTACGCAAAAGCGAAGCAGGATCAAAAGGGGTTCTAGTGAAAATTATAGACCGTATTGAACATTTAGAGGGTATCGTGACAAAACATCTGGAAGAATCTGGCGAAATACGAAATGATTTGAAATGGCTTAAAAAGGGCCTATGGTTCGTTTTGGCTTCCCCTATGGTAACGGAGGTTGTACATCGGCTTTGGAAATAGTGCCGTGGCTAACACTATTTGCAAGGGCTGTAATCGCTCCGTTGAACCGAAAGAACGGGTAGAAAAAGACAAAAAAGGCAAAACATGGAAAATCATGTTCTGCCCTTTTGAGAGATGCGGCTTTAATATAGACCTTGAGCGTATCGAAGTTAAGCTATGGAATAAAAACTCCTGCCAATTTGAGGATTATCTGCCGTGAACCTTAATTTACTTCGCTATGCGTCTTTTGATCGATGTACATTCGGAAGATTATCAATAGATGCTCAATTTGAGTGTTATACATTGGAACGGCCAGAAGTACAAATTCCTGCCGGGACTTATTCTGTTGAGGTAACATTCAGTCCTCGATTTCAACGCTTTCTGCCTCTTCTAGATTCAGTTCCGGGTCGTACGGATATACGTATCCACATGGGGAATTGCCCAAAAGATACGGAAGGCTGTATTCTTGTTGGTCAACAGATATCGCAGGACAGTCAGATGATTTTAAGCTCATTAGCGTCCCTCACTCCTCTTGTACAGAAGATTCAGCTTGCGCTTGACGCTTCTGAGCCCGTAGTGCTCTCAATTTCTTAGAAGCCTGTCTATTGGCCTGAAATACTTTGTTTCGATTGCCCTTACGCGCTAAGCGTGAGGGCATTTCTTTTTTATTGGGGTATTTTGTATACATATTATTTCCTCTCTAGAAAAGCCCTGATTTGAGATAGGCCAATAGCTACAAAAAGCCCTTGAGCATCTCTGTCATCCATAGTGCGGATTGTAGCCTCATTTAGCCCCACTAAACGGCCTGAAAGATCAACTAATGGCCCTCCGCTATTGCCGGGATTAACAAATGCGCTATGTAATAGATGTTTACCGTTCTTATTTATCACCGTCCCCACTGTCACTGTATGTTGTATGCCTAACGGAGAGCCGAAGGACACTACTTCCTGCCCCACTTGCGGTTCTTTGCCCATTTTAAAATACGCCATTTTCCCTTGAAATGTCACTGGAGCGATAAGAGCTAAATCAGCATCTACGTCTATCAATAATGGCTGTGCGGGGAAATACTTGCCGTCGGACAACTTAATATATACTTTATTCAGCCCTTTAAGCGCGAAACAATGGGCGCAAGTAAGAACAATACCGCCTTCTGAAATAATAGCCCCGCTACACACCCCCGCCCCTGTATCTGTCACCATGCCTATTTTAACAACTTTAGATTCTGTATTCTTTACGACACTTTCCACCGAAGCTAGGACAACAGCGGGTACAAGAGCTAACAGAATCATTAATTTCATTTAAGTTTTTCCCCTTTTGACCACGTGCCGCAATCCAGACAATGTAATCTTTGATATTTCAGCTTATTGGCGTATCTCCATCCCTTACTTTCGACATGTCCTTTGCCGCATACTGCACAGATACGGGATGAAACATGGGCAAAAGGCTTGGGCATTGTCTCAGGTGCCCATGCTTTAATCTTATTATACATTTCTTCTGTAGAAAGAACATCATGGATATTGTAGCGTTTCATTTCGTTCCAAGCTTTTATATTATTATTTAGACATTCCCGCCATAAAGACATTCCGGGGAATTTGCTATGATCCAACTTCTTATATTTCGTACACAGTTTGTCTGTAAGATATTCCAGCTTATTAGAAGTAAATTCAAACACTCTCTTAGCTATTCTATAAGTGTCCAAATGCCGATATGGACTAGGACAGGGCATGCTATAATAAACGAATCGGGCATTAAGTTTAGGACCATCGAAGCTTTGCCCGTTCTGAGTGATAACGATATCCGCCTCGTTCAATAAGTTCCATAACGGAATTAGTAATTCTTCTTCCGTTCCGGCATTTCTTACATCCTCATAGCGCACTTTCTTCTCTCCAAGCCATTTAGCGGCAAATGCTATCACTTGCCAATCTTTGACAATTTGATTCAGTCCTATATTCTGATCTTTAAGGCCCCAAACATAAGCTATGATAGGGCTAGTTTCGATATCAAGAACGAGAGTTTTAAGCATGTTTTCTCCGTTGCGCGGCTGTCTTTTGTTTATGGCACAGTTTACAAATAGCCCTTTGAGGCCCAAAGAACATACGGCTTATATAGTCCTCTACTTTATGCCAATTGTCAAACGTACCTAGAGGCGGATCGTGATCGACTTCGGCCATTTGTATAGGATATTCAACAGCACAAACAGGACATAGAAAAGCGTAATATTTAGTGACAATACCCGCTGGATATTGCGCCTGTTTTACTATCTCCCTACGTTCTTTACTTCTACTCCAAATAAGACGTATTGCAGAACGTAGTTTAGTTTCTAATGTTTTAGGCTTTTTCATTGAACATCCTCACCATTCTTATCTGCGCGTGAGGGAAATAATGCGTCCAAACATAGTCACATTCGTCTTTAACTGTGAAATAAGAGCCTGTCTTTTTATGCTCCATTTTAACGAGTTTGCCAGACAGTTCCGCTGTTGTATCCCCGACTAAAAATACTTGTATTGTTTTCATATTTTATCCTTTACATTCGGCCCAGTTAGGCCCGATATGCGCATCTACTGTTAACGGAACATCTAAATCACAGGCTGTCATCATGCAGGATTTGACTAAATCCATATCATTGTCCATATCCGCACTTTCAAATAATAGCTCATCATACACCTGCACTAACAAGCCAAAACTAATAGAAGTAGGGGCTTTATCTATAGCTATCATGGCTTTCTTCATTACTTCTGCGGCGCTTCCTTGTGTAATGTTATTGATAAGTTGACGTTCTGCGCCTTCTCTGCGCCAGCTATTACCATCGTTAAGATTGTCGACTTTAATGCGTCTGTCGAGAAGTGTAGTACAGAATCCAGATCGCTTACTATCGTAGATGAGCCTGTCTTGAAACCTTCTAAGTGTAGGAAATAAGTTCCACCATTGGTCAATCTGCTTTTGCGCTTCATCTTTATCACACCTCAATTGAGACATAACGCTCTTGAATGTAGCTCTATAGCCTACGGATAGATTAAGTACTTTGGCCCGATCACGGTCGATACCCAAACGCTCCGCAGTAAAAGTGTGGAAATCGGTCCCGTTAGTAAACATCTGGCACAGTACAGGGTCTTTGGAGAGATGGGCCATAACTCGGGGCTCAATTTGACCAAAGTCACAGTCCCCAAACTGCATGACGTCTCTGGGGATAAACATTCGCCGCACAAGTTTACCATTCTCAGTTCTCCTAGGAATTTGAAGCAGATTAGGATTGCTACAACTTAAACGTCCCGTCCTCGTGCCGCATTGATTGAAGAACGGATGTACTATCGCCGTTCCTCTTTCAATATAAGGGGTAACAAACGATGATAATAATGTGTCCAACTCGCTATATTCCAGCAATCTAGACACGATGGGACTTGACACCGTAGCCAATGCTCTTTTATCTGTACTAGCTTTCGCCTTGTAAGTCGGGAAGATGCCTTTGGCATTTAAGCCCTCCAAGAGTTGTTTTGGACTATTGAGATTAATGTTCCCCAACTCATTCTTAATTTCATTCTCAAGGGGAAGTTTTTGATTTTCCAAGTCTCCTTTAAGTCTTTTAAGATATTCAAGGTCTATTCTTACCCCTCTATTTTCCATCTTCTGTAGAATGAAGCTAATTGGCTTTTCTACATCTCTAAAGTATTCAAACGCTTTTAACCCCTGATTAGGTCTTTGTTTCTCATAAAGTTTGTAAGTGACAAATGTATCAAGTGCGTTATATTTACTTACTATTTCAACAGGCCATTTATCTAATGTTCTTCTTTCCTTTGCTTGCTTCTGTGTGCGCTTTCCTACAATATCCTCGTATGATGGATATGAAATATTTAAATCCTCTAGGGAAAGTTTTTTTAGCCCGTATGTCTTCCGAGATGAATCCGAAATGTGAGAGATAAGCTCTGTATCCCAGTATAGTTGTTCGTCTTTTACATCTATTCCCCATTGTCTTAGACATTCAATATCCCCTTTGCCGTTATGAGCAATTATAGCCAATGAATGAAAAGGCACACGACTAAGAGATAACAAATTGCCATAGTAATAAACAGGCCCAGAACCAAAATACAACCCACACCCAACGAAGGTTCCTGATTCATCGTGTTCAACATCCAAGCTACAAGTTGTTCTTTCCATACTTGGTATTGGCATATCAATAACGATTTCAACATGGTTCGCCTCGCAACATGCGGTTAATGCGTTTAAAAGTTCTGATTCCCGATCTGTATACAAGTATAGCCCCGATTCCGCCGAAGATAACGGCATACGATAGTAATATAAAGATACTACCTAGAAAGATAAGACATATTGCGATAGCTTGCCTTTTAAGCTGTCTTAGGTCGATCATCAGTTCCTTTAGTTTCTTTCTGCCAAGTTAGAAGGATGAGGCAGTTATAGGCACAGTGTGCAAGATGAGAAATACCTGATTCAGAATCAATAGACTCGCCACGAATAAAAAAACTGAGATGCCTAACACAAGAACCAAGATAGCGCATGTACTCAGACCCGCCTCGCCAGTTTGATTGACCATATTTTTTAGCACCATAAGCCCCCACTTTAGCCACTTCATCAATACCGCTCATTGAGAGTAGCCATTGTAATTGTAACTTTCCATCATCGAAATGTTTAGCCGTTTCCACTATCGCACCTCTAATTTATTTTCAATATCCTTTAGTTTAACCAATACCATAGACATAAAATAGACGATATGTTTCTCTAGTGGCGTTAGTTTCTCGTATTGCTCCGGTGTTAGTATATCACTCATGGTTGCTCCATTTGCAATATGTAGCGTATTGCCTTTAGTTCCTCGTACATCTTTTCCATCATTAGTATAACATGTTGTTCCACATTTGTCAAGGCTTTAAATTCTTCAGTCTTCATATAGCTCCGGGGAAGGGGCCATACACGTCCCCATTACTAACGATCTTATCATCCTCGTAATGCGCCGCAACACGTCTATAAAACTCAATCTTAGCGCACTCCAAGGCCCCTACAGCCTCATTGATATTCGTATACTTCAAGCCTCTAGCTTTAATGAACCGATCTAAAAGATTTGAAATAAGAAAGTTAAGTTCTCCTCCGTTCATAGGATTACGGTCTTCTTTTAAACTAGCGCGAATGGCTGAATTGAGATAGGGCATTAGATTAACTCCTTTTTAATATATTTTATCGCATGTGCAATAGTAGGACTAATATGCGTCGCTTTAATTGTCGTAAAGTTCATCAGATATCCGGCATACATTTTCGGAGCTACTACAACAAAGGGTCTTCGATTCTTATAATGCATCCTCGCCATTTCCCAAGCCGTCCCAGAGCTACTACGATCGCCTGTAAGCACTAAGAGTACCCGACATTGATCTACGGCCCTGTCATCCTTTGCTATATAGCCCTTCATCAGACGTTTAGAAGGCTTACGATCAATGATGCGATTTGGGTCCACATTCTCATCGTCAGGAGGACTATAGAATGTAAGTCCTGCTTTCTTACACACCATTTTAGCGTATTCGGCTTGGTCTAACACTTCTTTGCCGATACGCCCATGCATGGCAAGACTGAGATACACGTCGTATTTAATCACCATCAAAACACCTCACATGGCGTAATGTATCAGAATCAGCTTCTAAACTGGACTTATCTAAAGCATAAGCAATAGACGACTTAAGCACGTGGTATCTTGAGCGTACTTGTACCGATACTTCGTCGCCTTCTTTTAAAAGCTGATTACATTTAGAGCAGAGATGTATCAAGTTATTCCCCTTTCGCCTTGCGCCAAGTTATGTAACGAGTACAAAAAGTACATTTTGTATCTTGAGTCTCGTTTGTATGTGTCATGTGAGGCAATTCTAAACATTCTTCCGCCGCTTCCAGACGGGCAAGGAGAGCATCAAGATTCTCTAGCCACAGTTCCCTTGTTGCACTCACGTTTCCCTCGCGCCATTTAGGAATGTCCTCTTTCAACCGCTTCAGAGCGTCGTCAGTAAATGGCATCAGGCCCCTCCCGCCTTCTCTTTGTCAGAGAGGGCACGAATCTTCTCCGCTATCGCGTTCGCTTCACTCATATTTCCTCCAGCCTATATGGATTTCTATAAAGGGCAAACTGCACAAGCCCCGTATCTCCGTCGTCATTCTTAGCAAGGTATCCCTGTATCTCATAATACTCTGGTAACTGCTTAGCCATTGAAAGAAGCAACACACGGCTGGACGCTTGCTCTATAGTGGCACTTCCTTCGATCATAGATAGCCTAGGTTCAATTCTTTTGCCCTGCTCTACCCAATCCGCTCCCCGATTAAGCTGTGCTAATATGACTCCCTGACAGCCGTATTTACGCTGAAGGAACTGACACCCCTTCATAAAGGCTGTTAGATGCTCTTTTTCTTTCGAGACGTGCTGGATATAGTCGAAGATGAAGACATCAGGCTTGATTCGTTGAATTGCTTCTTCCACTTGTTCGATGTTAGGTGTAAAGCTGTCGCATACATTGAATTTGTGAGTTCTAAACGCTTCAGGATGTTTAAGACTTGCGATATATCTTTGCCATACTTTTTTGTATCCAAATTCCGTACTGAAGTACAATACGCTTTTAGATGCGCCGCAGAGATTTTTAGACAGTCCAATTCCGAAGTTAGTCTTTCCATGGCCTGTAAGAGCCGCGACGGTAAATAGACGCTCGCTTTTGAGGCCTCCGGTGAACATGGCGTCGAGCTTAGGGTATCCTGTACGAAGCATCCCTTCATCGGAAACATATCCCAATCTACTTTCATATTCTGACCAACTGTAGTCGTCTGCGGGGCTATGTATTGTAAGCCCCTCGTTACTGGATTGACTCCCTGCATACCCTGATACATTTGCCAATCCGCCTCCCATTTTGCCCTTGTCTCCGGGCTGATATCTTCCCCAAACGTTTTCAATTTTGGCTTCCAAATGTCCATCTTCTGCTTTAACTCGCTCCATGTGGGGAGATAAGAAAGCCCTAGCATCCTCCTTACTATAACCATCGTGACGTAAGCGGCCAAGTATACTAACAATAGTAGAATCAATGTTTCCATCTTTCATCTCCTTTAAACTTTCCGCTATCCAAGAGCCGCTTCGCTCCGGCTTCATTCCAAGCTTCGCCGTATCCGCAGGAACATTCAGCAAGGCCGTCGGAAAAGTAGGTAAGCTTGCCGAATCCGTAAGGGCATTTATCCACCGATATCTTTTTCCGCTTTCGTGTACACTTGGCGGAGCTACTATGTACCCGCCTTCTCCCCGTATGTCTAGGCCGGGATGTGTCTTTACTGAGTTTTGTATGAGCGGAGCGTTGAGCGGAACGCGAAACCATAAATGTTTACCGTTCCCTGTAATACTTTGCACAGATGTGTGGATATTTAACTTCTTCGCACTTTCTAAGCCTTCCGGCCCGTCCAAATCTATTACCACAATCCCCGAAATCTTTCCTGTAACTATCCCAATATTCACATTCGGTACAGCAAAATGTCGTTTTGCTTCCTCTTCCGTCATTCGTCGGGTTTGAAATTCCGTCCAAGGAATGAGAGGTTCTTTCCCCCGTTGGCGCAACGGTATTACACTTAGACCCATCTTTAGATATCGTAATGCCTGATTTAACACGCTTCCCCCTATCCATTGATAAAGCCCCACATTTTAATACTAGCATCCCAATATTCTTTGTAGACTGGAAGATAGTAAGCCTTAAGCTGTATCTCAGGTGTCTTGTCTAGCTTCTTCTCACGTCTAATAATAAGTCCCCAATCGGCTGTAATACCTTTTGTTTCTTTCATAAGTTCTCTATACCCATAAAGTTGTAGAGGATGTAAGGGATCAAGCTTACTTTTTATTTTAAGGTCTTCTATCCAAATGCTTTCAGTTGTAGGAACATATTCATTGAAATTTGCCCAAAACGTCTTACGTTGTTTCTCCCAAAACGGCACAGAGAACGTTCCCGCCCCATCTAATGTTCCTCCGAACATCTTTCCTGTCATTTGTTCTTCAATGAAGAGGGGCTTATAACCAGACTCTTTGTAGAATCTTGCCACTGGATCAAAAACCCGTGCCTGATACTCAGGCACCCCATTTGAAAAAGGACGTCCCAATAAGAAGGCTTCTCGTAGCGAGTGAATATCGTTTCCAAGATTGGCCGCTTCTTCATAATAACTCCTTTTAGCTTTAGTGCAACACAAGTCTTCCTTGCCATGAAGACCCCGACAAATCCAATCCTCAAATCCGCTCATGTCTTGGGCAAACATCCCCGGTATCTGTGACACAGATGGAATATTATTCCCTTCGGAATCTACGTGATTTGAATGACCCATATTATTTCGCTCCGTTAACGAAAGACAGCATAGAGGTAGCCAATTTAACGGCTTCATCCGGCAACGTCTCAAGGCTAACAACTGGCGCAAGAGCAATGACAGCCGCTTGAATAGCCCCTTGACGACTGATACGTTGATCCTTAGCGGCCCATTCTTCCTTGCTCATGCTATTATCAACCGCCTTATCCTTTGAATATTTAGGAGTAAAAGCCTTTGGTGTGTATTTCTTAGCCCGTTCAACATCTACCGGAGGCGTAATATCAGTCACAGCTTTAGGCGTTTCAATCTTAGTAAGAATCTTATTCAGATACCTAGTTCCAGAATCCGCAACATAATACTCTGCCGTAAAGCTCAATCCCGGAACAAGCTTAGCCTTATCGCTTTCTGAAAGATTCTTAGACAAGCTAACGAATCCCTTATCATCTTTGTATCCCCACTTTGAAAGCTCAAGCACATTCACATTTACATTTTCTGTCTTTGGCATTTGTTTCTCCTTTTAATTTTATAGAGCGTGTTGGACTGTTATAAACCAACTATCGGGCCGTTATATAGGCTTCGCTCGTATTATCTTTGCGTTACGCTCTAAATCCTTATTGATACGCCAACACCGAAATGTTGCTGATGATCGTATGTAATACTCGCCCGGACATTGTGATAGAAACAATAACTCAGTTGAGCAAAGACTACAGTATTAAGTCCCGATCCTCCGGCCATTCCTACACCCAAGTCCAGCTTCTTAAAATATCCTATATCAAGTCCTGCACCATAACGTACCCCATTACTATAATACATTCCGGCAAAAGGGATGTGCTCGAACCCTAATTGCTTAGCCGTCACTTTAACCATCCCGTCTTTTTGTATGTCTATTGTCGAATCTCTATCCGGCAATGTTTCAGTCTTTGTGCCTGTAGCAGTTACGATAGTTATCTTATGTGATAATGGATTGACGAGCACTTGTTCTCTATCCTGTACAGGTAGTATAACACGCTTTGAGACATTTGTCAATGGTCCCGTAACGCTTGCGCTTCGCTTATAATATCTGCCGAATAGAAACACCGAAAGAAGTACTGAGAGCAAAGCGAACACTTTATATCTAAGCGTGACCATTAGGACCCCCTTTGTTATTAGAATAAGCAAAGGAACTAATTGTCGCCATCCATATCCCCGCTTCGCTTCCGTTCATAGGGGGTAGATGAAACACCGGACCTAAAAGCCGTATAATAAATACTGCTCCGAATAGGTCCACCCAAGTTCCTCCATCCAATGATTTCATATATGAGCCTCAATGAATTTTGTATATCGCCGTTTAGCTTTAGCTAGCCTATCTTTAAGCGCGTCTCTTGTAATGCCGATTATCTTCGCCGCTTCGGCTTGTGTTCTAAAATCCCTCATTACGAGATGCCATACTTGCTGTTGTTTATCAGTCAGATGTTCGAGTGCTTTATCGCTCAATGTTTGCATTATCTTCTTCCCATTTTTTATATGATTTAGATACTACAATCTCTTTATAACGTTCTTTGTATACTGGATATTGGCAATTATCTTTGCCACACTCAATACACGTTCTTGATCTATCGAATGTTCCGTCTTGCCAACGAATAGTATTATCCATTTAGACGCTCCGGCGATTGCTGATATTGCTTTTTATTTTTAATCTCTGCCCATTGTTCTATGACCGAATCGGGAATAGCTGATTCGTATTCCATATCTTTAAGACGTACTCCATTAAATTCCCATCCGTTCTTATCATGCCTACATGTATCGCAGACAAAATTCTTTAAGGCCGCGCCGATATTAGATAATTCTGAATCCTGACCACAGCGAAGACACATTTTAATATTCATCGGTTCTCCCTCTCATTTAGATTTAGGTAGTTACCTATTAGACCTATTCCACTTCTTTTGTCCACGTAAACACTGTGAATGTATCGCCAGCGAACGGAGCTACCCGTACACCGTTAGCTAATACAAACATCCTAGCGGCATATCGCTTAGCATCTAACGCATTATCGAATGTCTTTTGAACAATCCAAGGCTTTATACGTCTACCTACAATTTCTAGTAAGTCCATTTAAATTCCCCCTACGCTATGCCAAGGCTTAACTTCTGGATAGACAGCTTTACCCCATGTCTTTTCCATATCGTGAACAATCTGTGCTTTTGTTCGATTCGTAGTACGTTCTGGTGTAATAATTTTAACAGGTTCTTGATTATGATGACCCAATAAATGCTGTTGATATAGTTCAAAGGTCTTGAATGTCACTCCTCCGCATAGCGCGCACCGTGCCATAATTAAGCCCCCTGTGTGTCTTGGAATTGTGTTATCAATTCAGCACAATCCAGACAATAGTATGTAGTGATTCCATTTTCTTCTGAAAGCCATTCCAGCCGATGTTCCCATGGTGCGCAAGTACTCATCGGTTGATTCTCCTCTCATCGTTTGGCTCAGACACGTGTTCTAACACCCACCCAAAATCTCTAGCTTTAGTATTGGGATTGGCAAGGATATATTTCACCCAGTCATTGTTAAGCTTAACAAAGTCTATACCGTCGTCTTTGTATGTGTTGGTTTCGTCTATTGCCATAATGTCCCCCAGTTGATGTAATTGACAACCCCCGCCCAGATTGATCCTAGGACAACGCTAAGGGCTATAGAAAGCATTAAAGGCCAGAAGAGGTCTGTCACCATAGCCGAAGCCCAACAAACGAAATAGGGCCTATTGCAATTCCAACAGCGTCCCATGTTATTTCCCTCCTTCGGAGCTTGCTTCCGCGTGGGCAATGGCTTCTTTACCTATGGCACAATCATTTTCAATCATCCGAACTATTGAATACTGACGACCACCGAGATTCCCTTTTGTCTCTTTAATGTTAATTGCGATTGATTCAAGAGAAGCGATCAGCGTATGCAGACGGCCTACTAGCTCCTCGTGACAATTCACCGCACGGATCACGCGCCCAGCGTTAGGCCCTGCATAATACGCCACCTCTTTAAGCGTTCGCGTCTTTTCATGCATCAGTGATTCAATCCAACCCATCGTCTGCGTGTGCGTCGGTTTATTTTTCATATTTATATTATACCTCCAAAAGAATTAAATGTCAATAGGTCTTTAGGCTCAATTACATCTCGCAAACAACTTGCCCCTGCTGTACGTCGCATTTAAGGACTTGAGACTGGAACGTATGCCATTCAGTTAAGCCTTCTGTGTTAGCTATCATGTTGTCTAATGCTTCAGAGCCGTAGGTCCAGATGGTGAAGAGAAGCAATAAATGTTTCATGTCTAGAGTGTAACATACGTTTCTAGGTTTGTCAAGGGCTTATTTTAAATATTATTTATTTGATTGAATATCAATGATTTTAGTTAAAGACAGCTTTGTAAGGTACTACCCAAATCTCGCTGAGACGGATAGGGGTTAAGCGTTTCCCAACAAAAAGACGAACGCCAGAACATCTTATATACCGGACGGCCTTACGGCTGAACAAAGATGTTACGGAGAAAAGGGTACAAGCCACCTGCTTCAAGCCTAGAGAATCACGGGTATATCGGGCTAAGCTATCTAATGGCTAAATAGATTCTGTTAAAAACGACGCTAATTCTAGATATCCGGGTATATAGACGAGGTCTGCTTAAATGCAAGCTAGGTGCTACCAGAATCTATATGAGAGGGAAGGCTGTATCAGTTCAGGCATAAATAAAGTCGGACAGGAATATATGCTTCTCAAAGACATTCTAAATTATTTAAGCTATCTAATTCAGCCTAAGGCTGGTATAGCCGATATTGTCATTGTAAGACGTTATCCAGACGCTACAGGCAGTATGATAGGTGAAATATATATCGACGGAAAACAAATAGGCAATAGCTGTGATAAGTTTATTAATGCCATAGAATTTATTAAACAGCCTATTTATAGGCGTTTTAATAGCATAGGCAATAATGTATATAACATTAAGCAATATGATTTCATTAGCGGTGCGCCGCAAGACGTTTGCTATGTAGATTGTATAAACGATTTGATGCATAAATTAGAGGGGATAAAGGAGATACGTTTAACAGTACTCAATAGATTATTAATTGAGCGTTAAACGTAGAAAATAACATGAGCGACGGAAAGCTATCAGAGCGGGAAAGATACAACAATTTGAAACGGGAAGTGGATGTCATTAAATCAGTGTTTCAGTTTCTTTTGCAAGGCAAGTTCTCCGGGGCTTCGGCACAGGAATTAGTTGTTGCTCAAATGTATATGCAAGGGCTTTATAAGCATATGGAGGCCGAATTAAAGAAGCTTGAGCCCCTAAGCCTTCCGAAGCAGGAAGAGGCTGTTGTAGCCCCATTAGCGGCTGTTGAGAGCGATTCTACAGCGGCTTGAGAAATTGAAAGATCAGGAGATAATCAATTAGCCATGTTCCAAAAAGGCGTTAGCGGTAATCCGGCTGGTAAGCCAAAAGGCACGGTAGATAAGAAATGGCAAAGTGCTCAAGCTATTTGGCAGATGTTCATGAAAGAGTATCCCAAGCTTCGATCTAACGAAAAAGCCAAATATATGTTAGATATCTTTAAAATGCATTTTGAAAGAGCTATAGCCCAATTGCCAAAAGACAGCCAAGAATCAGTCACAAATGCCAATAAACTTATGGCTGAAATGAAAGACCTAGAGGCTAAATTCAATAATGGAAACCGCTCAACAGATACGCCTAGCATGGACAATAGGCCGTCTAAGATATAAGCTATCGCCATTGCAAAGAGATGTAAAGGATTGGCTAACTGAAACATTGCCGAAGTTTAATGAAGCATTGTTGCATATCGGCAGACAAACAGGCAAGACGTTTCTGCTTAATACTACAGCCATTGAATACGCAATACAGCATAGAAATAGCACTATTGTCTACATTGCCCCTGTTGAAAAGAAGCTGTCTAGCTTCATCAAAGGGGTGTTAGACACAATATTGAGGGATTGTCCTGATGACCTTAGACCTGAACGCCTTGAAGCAAAGAATCAGCTTGTATTCTCAAATGGTTCCGTTATTCATTATTTCGGCTCTAGCAATGATAGCCATAACAACATCAGAGGTCTTGGGAGCGTTTCACTTCTGGTGCTCGATGAGGCTGGCTTCTTCTCTAACCTCTCTGAACTCATTGCCGTTGTTTCACCAATGCTACTCAGAACAAAGGGATCGCTGGTATTTAGTTCTAGCTCGCCTGAAGCGGTTGACCATCCGTTTGTAGCCTTAATCGAACAAGCTAAGATGGAAGGATGGTACATCTTACATCCGACATGGGATGACAAGACTGTAACAGAAGAACAATTAGACATTCTAGCTAGACAGCTAGGTGGTAAAGACAGTACGAAATATAGACGTGAAGTGGGATGCGAGCTTGTCGTAGAAAAGACTAAGCAAGTGCTTCCTGAATGGGATTCTAGCAAGTATGTCTATGAAATTGTGCGTAGCCCTGTTTATAAGTTCTTTCATCATTTCGTGGCCTTTGATCCCGGCTTCAAGGACCCTTCTAGTGTTTCCTTCGGAACTTATCTATTTGGCTCATCGGTACTTTACATTGAAGATGAGATTGTCATACCGGGAAGAGATATCACTATAGATCATTTATCAGCTAGAATACAAGCTAAAGTAGCTGAATTATGGCCGGGAAGCGAACGTATAACCTATTGGGCTGACCCAAGCAATCAAACTGTCTTAGATGAAATGGGAAAGAAATACAAACTGTATTGGAATTGGACAGCTAAAGACAAGAAGCGGCAGTACTTAGAAGCGTTAAGAGCGGCTATAGGTCAAGGCAGTATCGTATTGAATCCTAGATGTGTTATTCATAAAACCATGTTTGAGAATACAATATGGAAAGACGATCACAGCGAATTTGAGCGTTCCGCTTCGGGCTTCCACGGCGACTGTATTGATTCGATTTTGTATATGTATCGTAATATGATTACGGATAACCCCATTCCGCCATTAAATGCTATAGATTTAGAGAATCAATTTATCAAATCAATACGTGATATGGATGAGAATAAGAAAGTAGGCGAATGGATTTCTAGCGGCTTAGATGATGCAATGCAGGAAGACACTACAGGTCAAGACCAAGGATCATATTAATGGGCCAGCAAGATAAGTCATATAAGAGCGATATAGAGGGCAATTTCTGTGCTTTGCCAATAGATGAATTGCTTCCAGAGGCCGTTAGACGCTTTGATGACTATGGCGACTATTGTCTTAGAACGGGCAAGTTGACAGTTTGGCGTACTAATTGGGAGATGTACAATCGCTCCGAAATGAAAATCGGTGTGAGATTTGGAGGTGATCGTGGTCAATACAAGCTCATCGAAAGCAATATATACCGATCTATCCTTACAGGACTTGTTAGTGTCATCTGCAATCAACGTCCATCGTTTCAACCGGAAGCAATTAATGATGACCATCGTTCAATGTCTCAGGACCTTATTTTCGATTCAGTTGCTAATTACTATCTTAAAGTTAAGAAGCTGGAAGATGTCTATAAACAAGGCACTATCGTAGGGTTGAATACTGGCGAAGGCTGGCTTTACGAGCATTGGGACGCTAATGTAGGCGAGATAGTAGACGTTGTGAATGACCCCATTACAGGCAAACAAACGCCAGTTAAAGAGGGGGATGTTAAGTTCTCTGTTGTAGGCCCTCAAGATATCTGCCGGGATTATACCAGAATGGATATGGATAATGACTGGTATATTATTCGTGAGTATTTAAATAAATGGGATATTATTGCACAACGGCCTGATTTAACAGATCAAATTAAAGGACTTAGTATTCCTTATACACTTCAGCGTTATCGCTTTGGGCATATTATTGACAGCCAAACGGCAAATGACGATTTGATACCAGTTTACACGCTGTTAGCTAAAAAGACCCCTTCTTGTCCACAAGGCCGTCTAGTGCAGTATTTAGATGATACGACGTATATAACTGATTCATCTATGCCTTACGATGAGATACCCCTGTATCCCATGTTGCCCGAAACTCAGCCCTTTAACAATTTCGGCTTGACAGTAATGAGCAGCCTTGTTAAATTGGGCTATGCCTATGATAAGACTTTAAGTATCATATTGACAAATCAACAGGCTTTTTCAGTACAGAACATTGCTGTTGACGAATCTACGAATGTAAAGCCAGAACAAGTGATTGAGGGGCTCAACTTCATTAAGACGAACCTCAGCAAGGGCGTTCCTGTGGCTTTAGAACTATGTAAAACCCCGGCTGAGATATTTAACTATCTAAACCTTTTAGAGGCCCAGATGGAGAAGCTAAGTGGCTTGCCGTCGATTCTACGAGGTCAACCGCCTTCAGGAGATATGAGTGGCACAGCAATGGCGTTTCTTCAGGCACAGGCAATTGTGTTCAACAGCCCTATACAGCAAGCTTATATATCATTTTTGGAGCGTTCTGCCACAGGTCTTTTTAATATTCTCAAGAGTTTTGCCAATACCAAGCGCATGATTGCCATATCTGGTAAGTCAAAGTCGCAGTATATGGATGAATTTAGCGGCAAGGATTTAGAGAATATCACTCGAGTTATCGTATCGGCAGGTAATCCGTCCACTAGCACAGAAGCCGGAAAGATGCAAATGGCTCAAGATTTGATGGCTAAAGGTATGGTGGACGTTAAAGAGTATTTCCAAGTTATTAAGACAGGCCAATTAGACCCAATGACGGAAGGACCAGAAGCAGAAAATATGTTTATTGTAGAAGAGAATGAGAGCTTGAAGCAGGGAACCCCTTGCGTTGTAAGTCCAACAGATAATCACCCTTTGCATCTACGCCAGCACAACACCCTGATGTTCGATACTGATTTACGTAAAACACAGAATAACCCCGTATTAGCTTCAGTTATGCAACATATGTTAATGCATGCTCAGGCCATTATTCCGGGTGTCCAGTCTTTAGCTGATCCTAGAGTAATGCAGGTGTTGGGTATTCAAGTGCCTCCGCCTCCAATGCCTCCGGCTGGACAGCCTCAACAGCCTACGCCTCAAGCCGTACATAACCCTATGCCCGCCGGAAATGGCACGGTTGGGAATAATCCCGTCCCAGTTCGGAAGCCTGTGCTTCCGGGCAATACTCCAGCACCTACAGCCCAAGCCCAATCAGGACCAATGGCAGGGCATCTCCCCCAAGGAAGGAAATAGAATATGAATATGCAGACCGTTCCATTTGTTGATACTCAGATCATCGTATCTACAACGTCTTCTACAGGCTCTTTTGTTTATAATATGCAGGGAATTGATCGAGCCTCTTTACAGCTTAATGCCACACTTAGTTCTACCAATACTGCCGCAATTACACTATTGATTAGCAATGATGGAATCAATTTTGTTAATTTTAGTACGACTAAGACAGTGACATTCGTAAATGGTACGACTAATAGTGCGTTATTTGAATTAGGGGCTATTGATTATGTGTTCCTGAAAGTGTCGTCTGCGGCCCCTTCAGCCGGGACATTATCTCTTCAAGGCGTTCTTTACGGAACGGGCGGCTCTCAGGTCTGGTAAGAAATGCTTACTGAAATTGATATACAAGTAATAGCAAAGATAATTCAGGCAGAATTGTTAAAAGAAGGCGTAAGGGAAATTCACGCCATTAGAATTAGTAAAAAAGTAGCCACTTCTTTACCGGAGATACATGAGCGTACCCGTTCCCTCACAGACTGATACATATAATACAGCATTAGACATATACGATCATACACAGCCTCTTACGGTCGATGCTGAGAATCGTCTATATGTCAATGCGGTTCTTTCGTCTGGATCAGTAGATATTGGTAAAGTAGACCAAGGCAATCCCGGCACTACGCCATGGCCTGTTGTTAATGAGCCTTCTACAGACGCCAATATCACGGTAGTTACAGTGGGGACAAGTTCGACACAATTACTAGCCCCTAATTTGGCCCGTAAAGGCATTATTATTCAATGTGTTGGAAGTCCGTTATTCGTGATTCTAGGCTCAACGGCGGCTACGACAACTATTTATTCGTATTACGTTTTGAAACTAAATGCTTTAGAAATAGATAACTTTTTTGGTACTATCTCAGCCGTTGTAGCTTCAGGAACGGCCACCGTACAAGTAACCGAAAAGATATAGAGAGGGATTTATGGCTATTGAAACACAGAATGTAGAAATTGATGGACAACCAATATCAATTCAAGGTGGAAACTCCATTGCTGTTAAAGTGGACGGTTCGGCAGTTACACAACCCGTTAGCGGTACAGTAACAGCGAACCAAGGCACTCCAAATACCTTAGCTAATGGATGGCCTGTTGAAATTACGGATGGTACGAATGTTCTAGGCACTCCTAGTCATCCTTTATCTGTTACTTCCGCAACAGCTACGTCTAATACGTCTACCATTACTCAAGTGGTATTAACGGCTAATACTAATGCCGTTCTTTTAGCGGCTAATTCTAATCGTAAGAAATTTATCGTTTTTATTCCCAAATCTATTACTTATGTGAAGTATGGTGTTACTGCATCAGCCACTAGCTTTACTTGGGCGGCTCAAACCAATAATGCTACAGTGGATGACACGATTTGGACCGGGGAAATTGATATCTTTTCCACTCAGGCCCAGACCGTCACTGTCACTGAATTAGTGTAATATGGCTTTTGAATCTCAACAGGCTTTAGGCGGTCCTTTTCCCATTGTCTTAACGACAACGCCATTTAGCTCTAATACATTACCCATCGGCACTATTGCTTATTGGCAAACTGGCGTATTCGGGGCTCCCCTAGGGCTTTTACTTTCTCTTACAACTACTCCTAGTTTTAAGAAAGTACTTCAAACTTCTAACGGAATCAGGCAGGTAGCTTAAAATGGCTGAATCAAACATAAACGTAACACCGGGATCCGGCGGTCCTAATATAGATTTAGAAGTAGTGGATAACGGCAATGCCCGACAGGTTATTGTCATTGGGGACTCTTCTACTGGAACTAAAGTAGCCCCTGTCGATGCTACATTAGGTCTTTCTGTTAATGTTACCAATTCTACAAGCCCGTTGCCTTTAGGCGCGGCAACATCGGCAAATCAAACCAATGGTACGCAACAGACTCAAATAACGCAAGGCGGAAATATAGCCAATGTAAATGCCACTAATGAATTGTTAGTGACAGATACGGATTTAACATTAGCTCAAGGGTCTACCACTTCGGGACAATTAGGGCCTTTGGTCCAAGGGGCTGTTTTAACTTCTCCCCCTACATATACAACGGCTCAAACTAGTCCTTTGACAATGACAACGGCGGGGGCGATTAGAGTTGACGCTTCTACTACAGCTTCTAATCTTATCGTATCCACTACGGCGGCTACAGGCGTAGCCGTCACCGCGACACTCCCCGCAGTAGCGGGTCAGTTTCATTATATCACAGGATTTACGATACTTAAATATTTTACAGTGGCTAATGCCGCTTCAGCTACGCCTTTAGTTGTTACCACGACGAATCTACCCGGTTCTTTAGCTATAACATTTGGACAGCCTTTAGGTACTGTTGGATCAACTGATTTTAGAGAAGAATCATTTAGTATGCCTATAAAATCATCCGTTGTAAATACAGCCACTACAATTGTATGTCCAGCTACAACGGGCATTATTTGGCGTGTTAACGTGTTTTATTATGCGGCACCCTAATGGCCCTTCAAACAGTCACAGCTATACAAATCGCCGATCCGTTAAATCCGGTCGAGCTACAAACATGGTGTACAAATAATCCGTTAGCTGTTATCACAACGCTAGTTATTCACAGAAACGTGTTTTACATTTTGCATACGTAATTAAAATTTAGGAGATAAATACAATGAGCACAGAAGGACCTAAGCCGTATCCAGTAGTGTTTGACCCTCTTTCCGGCGGATTAGAGTATTCATTTCAGGATGGCTACTATCTTATTCCGCTAGGTACTAGCGGTATTACGCAGTTAACCGGGGATGTTACAGCAGGGCCGGGAAGCGGTAGTCAAGTGGCTACAATTGCGGCAGGGGCTATTACCAATGCCAAAGTTTCTAATACGGCGGCTATTGCGTTTAGTAAATTAGCGTCTTTGTCTTCAGCTAATATCTTGGTTGGTAATGGCTCTAATGTGGCTACAGCCGTGCCTGTTAGCGGAGATGTCACTTTAGCTAATACCGGGGCTTTCAGTCTTGTTAATGCTTCTGTTACGGGACAACTTCTTACTGGCTATGTTTCTGGGTCGGGCACCATTTCGGCTACAGATTCTATTCTTTCTGCTTTCAATAAATTGAATGGCAATGATGGATTGAAATTGTCTTTGACGGGCGGCACTTTAACCGGGGCTTTGACTGTGCAGAAAGCTATTGTACAGAACGTCGTCACTTTGGCTACAACGGGCACCATTACACCAGACGCCACTGTTGGGCCTACGTACGAAACGGCTGTTTCTGGAAACATTACACTTAATGGTCCCTCCAGCCCTGTTGATGGGCAGAAAGTTACCTTCCGTATTCTCAATGACGCTTCGCATAGCGTTACACTGTCTACGGGAAGTGGTAATTTTAGATTCGGTACAGATATTCCGTCTTATATAAATTCCGTGTCAAAAACTGATTACATCGGAGCTATTTATAATAGCGGTTCGAGCACTTGGGACGTGGTATCGTTGATTCAGGGATTCTAAATGAGCAGTTGGACTACGGTAGGGGCTCTTAATACAGCCAGAGATGGCTACGGAATTATCCCCCTATCAGGGACAAAAGCTCTGATTATAGGCGGAGCTTCAAACTTTCCGTCTTTCACGGCCACTTGTGAAATATTCGATCACGGTACAGATACTTGGTCCCCTACAGGGTCAATGTCTAGGGCCAATGGCGAAGGGATGTATGCCACTTTAAATACTGGCGTTATCCTAGCTGTAGGTGGACTCGAAGCAGGTCCTACGTATTCGGCCACTTGCGAACTATACACTCCCGGCGCAGGTACTTGGGCTACAACAGGATCATTAAGTACACCTAGAGCCGATCATGGGGCTATCTGGAAACTTCCTAGCGGCAAGATACTAGTAGCCGGGGGAACCACTACAGGCGGAAATCCTACAGCAACTTGTGAAATTTATGACCCAGTAGCGGGTACTTGGTCTGCGGCGGCAAGCCTGTATACAACAATAACAAATATGGCTTTCTCCACATTGGGAGATGGCCGTCCAATGTGGGCTGGAGGGTGGACAGGTTCGACAGGAAGTACTTTAACAGCGAGAACTTACACGTATGATGAAGGCAGTAATACTTGGACACGGCAGGGAGATTTACCTTCGGTTTTAGCGTGTCAAAATACAAGAACGGCTATTACGTTAGTTAATGGCAATGTGTTTGTATTCGGCGGATATACAGCCGTTAGTACGCCACAGACTGTAGCTTATATTTACGATCAAGTAGCGAATACATGGTCCTCGTCTTCGGCGGCACCTTCGGGGCTAGTAGAATCGTCATTAGCCCTTTTAAGTACGAATCAAGTTCTACAATATGCGGTAAGATTTGGCACACAAACTCAGACTTACAATTATACAAATGATACATGGACTTCCGGCCCTGCCGTAGCTGGAGAATGTAGCGGCCAATCATATTCAAATAATGGCGTAGTTTTTTCAGATGGAAAGATATTAAGCGCAGGTGGTCAAAACGGCTCTGGTAATTCAGTTTCTACTACACAAATTTTTTCGGGGGTTGCGAGTATGGGAATAGCTTTCGTACATAAGACAGACACGGCGGCAGGAATCGACGGCCCTAGCCATACTTTTACCATTACACAGGCTACAGGAACGGGCAATCTATTAGTTGTATGTCTTCAGAACTATTTAGGCACTTCTCCTACTACTACGTCTATTACAGATAATGCAGGTAATACATACGTACAAGTAGCTTCTAGTTTAGGTTCGGGCAATTCAGTTCAATCTGAGATATGGTATGCCGCAAATTCTATTGCGGGAGCTACTTCGCTAACTTGCAATAGCTCAGGTACGTATCATCAATTGATGGTGGAATTTTTTGAATTTTCAGGGGCGGCTACAACGTCCCCGGCAGATACAGCCACTTTTACCACCTTTGCTGGAAGCTCAGGGCCTACCGTTGGTAATATTACTCCTTCTCAGACTGGAGAAGTGTTAGTATCGGGGGCTTGTAGCGGTTCTTTTGCATTAACGGGTATTAGCACCTCGGGATGGGTCAGTACGGCGGCTAACACTGTTGAATCTCAATGTTCGGGGTATTTACTTAACCCCACTCTTACTTCACAGGGAGCGACTTATACGACAGGCAGTACTGTAGATGGTACGGGTTCTATTGCCGGATTTAAGGCCGCGCCTACAGGCCCTTCCAAGAAAAAGATCGCTTCGATGAATCTAGTATTCTAAAGGAGAATATAAATGCCTGAAATTAAAGAAGGAGTGTCAGACTTGCTATTCGGGTTGCATAACGAGGGCAATAATCTGTACAGCGCGAAGATTGTTAAGATTAAGAACGGAAAAATAAGTGAGTGGAAGCACGGTGTAGGCACTTCACTAGGCCATGCTCTCAATATCGCTGAGGATATCATGGGGGCTTACATTGTCCAATCCATTGAGAAATCGGCTGAAGATTTCTACAATGACATTACGGTAATCTAATGAATTATAAAACGATTGCTTTGTATACCCTAACGGGATCATTGTTACTCTTAGCGGCTTATTTAAAGAGTTCTAGTGTCTGTTTTGCGGCTGTAATGGTATTTTGTACCCTAGAGGGTATAACTGTTGCGGAGAATGTCTTTACAAAGGCCGCTAAAGATGCGGAGATAGTTTCTTTAGTGGCTAGGGCTGAAGCTTATGAGAAGAAGCTGAAATATCTAGAGCTTGAAATCACTAATGTTGCTGAAAGAGCCAAAACTGTTTTAGGTGAACACTATTGAGAGCTTATCATTTAACAGCCGATGAAGCAATGCTATTCTTTGAAATCTGCCACGAATTGAAGGCAGAAACAGAAGAACAACGCATGGTGATATTAAATGCCATGGCTAGCCATGGGAAAGTAGGCTTCGTTGTTGACACCCCTAAGACAAAAGATGAATATGTTAAGCATTTAGCCGATAAATTTGGCTCTGTGCTGGATATAACAAAAAAGGAGAATCAAAATGGCAGAGAATAACGCGCCCGTCCCCGCTTCATCCCCGGCACCAGTTACCAATCAAGACGCTAAAAACGAGGCTTTGTTAGGTAACCCGAAAGAAAGTGTCGCAACTAAAAACGTTGCGCCAGTCGAAGACGCGCCTATTACCCCTATTGCTAAAAAGAAAATCAAATGGGGAGATACAGAAAAAGAAGTGTCATTTGATGAAGCTGTGCAATTGGCCCAGAAAGCTTGGGGAATTGAAGAGAAAGCTAAAGTAGCCTCTAAACAGGCCAATGATGCGCAAGCTCTTTTGGATATGCTTCAGAAGAGTCCCAAAGAATTTGCTAAACGGGCTAGAGCGGCGGGACTTGATCCCAATAAATTAGCTACAGAAATCCTTTATGAACAAATCGAGCTAAATTCTCTGTCTCCAGAACAACGAGAACTGCGGGAATTGAAAGAGAAACAGGCCGAAGCTGATGAACTGAAACGCCAAACTGAAGAGGCCGCTAAACAGGCCGATATTGACCAGAAGACTAAGGAATGGGCCATTAAGTTTGAAACAGATTTAAAGACGGCTCTTGAAGCTAAGAAACTTCCTATGTCCCGTTTGACATTGGCTTTGACGGCTCAATATATTGATGCGGGACTTGCCGAAAAGAAAGAATACTCCGTTGAGCAGGTACTTCCTTACGTTCTCCGGGACTTGAAGAATATCCACCTTCAAACCATTGGCTCTCTTGAAGGGGATGCCTTGCTTGATTATTTGGGAGAAGAAGTAACCAATAAGATTGCGGCGGCAAGAGTGGCGAGATACAAAAAGGGAACATCTAATGTAACCTCTACGCCAGAAAAGAAAGCCTCTAAGCCATTGCCCGACGCTTTGAAGGGCCTCAAGGGAAGGGCTTATTTCAGGGCTCTTTCTAAGATTAAGACAGAACAAGGTATCGGGGCTTTTCCCGGCCAAGAATAAAGAATTTACATATATCCCCTAGATATGCAAGGGACTATGATAGGTTGTAGCATATCAATATTGGCATGATTTATATGTTTAAGTATATAGCTCATAGGACTCCGTAGGATATCCGACAGGCTTACACTACTTTTCCAAATAAACATGAAAATGTGTTGTAAAGGAATATTACCATGTCAGACGTCGATCTCGGCGCATTAAACGGCGACTTTAAGCAAGCCTATCAGGACAAAATCAAAGATTTAGTCCCCAATTATGCTTATATTCTCAAAAATACCTCTGTTGAAAAAGGTATGAAACAACTCGGAGACAAGTTCAACGCTCCGGTCAAAGTGCAATCAGGTCAGGGCTATACGTACAACTCCGACGGTTCGGCATTTGCGTTAAACTCCGCTATTGCTCTCCAGATGGAAAATGCCTTGGTTCCTGCGTTCTCGCTTCTTCGGCGGGACAATATCAGCTATACGGCGATTTCTCGCTCGGCTGGTAAGAATAGCTTTGGTAAAGCTGTGGATATTACGCTCAACGATATGACCGAAGGCGCGGGCTTCCGGCTTGAAGTGACGTATCTCCATGGACAGCAGGGATTGGCCCAGAACGGGTCTGCCGATACCAACATTGATACGACTCACACGACTTTCAATGTTTCTGCGGCGACTTGGGCCACTGGCATTTGGGCTTCGGCTCTTAATGCTCAGGTCCAGTTCTTTGTTAATTCCACTGGCGCGCTCGTTTCTTCAGGCGCGGATTCAGTGTTCACCGTGACGAAGGTTAACTTCACTTCTTTCACGATCACCGTTAGCGGTACCACGACCGGAATTGCGGCTCTGGATACGGCTTCGGCGGCTACGTTGAATGTGTATTTCAACGGCGCGGCGACAAACTCCTTGACCACTTGGGTTGAGGGCGTTGGTCTTATGAAAATTGCCTCGAACCTCGGTACTCTCTTCAGCATCGATGCTTCTGTTTTCCCGCTTTGGCAGGGGAATACGTATGATGCGGGAGCGGCCCCGTTGTCTTTCGGCAAGCTCCAGAAAGCTATCACCCTTCCGGGCGATAAAGGCTTGATGGGAGAAGATTGCACCGTCTTGGTCCCGCTTACCACCTTCAGCGACTTGCTGACGGAACAAGCGGCGGCTCGGCGTTATGGTGATGTGAAATCGAAGAAAATGGACAACGGCGCAGATGCGCTTGAGTTCTATTCTCCTTCTGGAACGATGGAAATCGTGCCGCACCCGCTTGTGAAGCGTGGTCAGGCCGTGATCTATCCTACGGATTCTATCACTCGTATTGGTTCTAGCGATCTGACGTTCCAGCTTCCGGGCACCTCGACGGATAGCTATCTTCAGGTTCCGCTCGGTGACTTCGCCGGGTATCAGGTTCGTATTTGGTCTGATAACACCATCTTTGCGGAGACTCCTTCGCATATGTGTTACATTACCAACATCGTCCCTCGCTCGTAATTAGATTAGCTGTAAACGTCTGCTTCTCTTCTGGGGCTCTGTTAACTCCTTTTCAGAGCCCCGGAGATAGAAGCAACGTATCAAAATAAAAACTACAGGAGAAATATTCAAATGGCTACACTGATTGTTACTATTGTCACACCCGATACCGTTGCTATGATAGCGGATCAACTTCAAGAACCAAGCGGAAGCACAACCCTTACCAACGACTCTGCGGCGATTGATCGTATTGCTCGTTATGTTGATGGCGTTGCTACCGGAGCTTTTGGTCAGACTTCCGTTACTATCAGCATTGCTTAATCAATATATTACATTCTAGGAGAATTAAAATGATGGACGGATTTGATAAGAAGCGACAGATGGTTAAAGTGCTTCAAGATATGCTGAAGCATAGTGCCTCTGAAGAAGTGACAGGAAAAAAAGGGCTTCCCCAGACTACGCCTGTAGGTCCTGATGTTACGGCTAGGCATGATGATACCCCAGATATGGCAAAACAGACGAAATCTACAATGCCGCATCCCCATGTTACTGACCTCACCCAGACCAATCCTTTGCAACAGAAGACTAGCGATAGTTCTATGATGGCTAAGGGCGGTATGGTGGACTTAAGCAAGCCTCATGCAGACCTTATGCAACCTGCTAGCAATGATAAATGTATGGCTCATGGCGGAATGTTGCCGGAACATGGCCCGGATTGTCATTATGCCGAAGGTGGACTTGCCGGAACTGACATGAGCGCTTCTGATGAACCAAATCGGCTGTTAGAACCTAAAGCTGAATCTGATGGCGATAATGGCGCATTAGGTATTCTTCCCGAAGCTCCGCAAGATGAGCAGGGGCAGGAAGCCTCTAGGCAGACCTTAGCCAATGAAAATATGGAACATGAAGATGAAGATAATAATTCTTCTTCCTTTGAAGGTTTCTTTTCCCGGCCAAAACGTAAGAAATAAGTTATAGCAAAGTTACTATAGTTTATAAAGAAACACTAAACTAGGATAAATTCCATATGAGTGAAATAATCACGTTTCCATTGCCTTTAGGACCTAATTATACCATCCCCGACGTAGGGGATTTGAACTGGGGCCAGCAAGTTACCAACTTCCTTGTAGCCATTCCTAATGGTGTTGTACCTACGCAGGGCACCTTTACATTGACGGGAGACTTGTCATTCGGGGCCTCATTCGGCCTCGTAACTGCTTATGTGAAATCGGGGGCTTCTAATATAGCTTCTGCGGGATTTATCCGCATGGCTAAGACAGATACAATTGATTGGCGTAATAATGCTAATTCGGCTAATTTGGCTTTGGCGATTGATAGTAGTGATAATCTTACTTATAATGGTAATATTATTGCCGGGTCTTCAGTTAGTCCCGTTACTTCTATTACAGGTACGTCTAATCAAGTTATAGCTTCAAGCCCTACTGGGGCAGTTACGCTGTCATTGCCTCAAAGTATTGATGTTTCGGCTCTAGTGAATTTTCAAGAGTTAACGCTAGGGATTGGCAGTTCTGTTTTAGGTCAACTACGGTTTTTTGATAATGTAGGCCCTCATAGCATTACGATTAAACCGGGTACATCATCTGCGACCTATTCATTAACATTGCCCACTACACAAGGGGCTATTTCTACATTCTTACAAAACAACGGGTCAGGCGTATTGTCTTGGGTGACGGCGACAGGAAGCGGCACCGTAACAGGGGCAACAGCGAATCAATTAGCCTATTACGCTTCTACGGGAAGTACTGTTTCAGGTCTTACGTCAATTACAGCTTCAAGGGCTTTAGCCTCTGATTCTAATGGCTTGCCTGTTGCTTCTGCTACAACGGCTACAGAATTGGGTTATGTTAGTGGCGTTACTTCAGCTATTCAAACACAACTCAATAGTGCACAAACTCAGATTACAGCAAATTTAGCGGCTTCGCAATACACCTTCCAAAACGCTATACAATTCGAGAACGTAGATACTCTTTCTACGGCTTCGACAACCTATGTCAATACCAATCTTACCGCTATCATAGTACCTACGTCATCCTCTAGCCGAATCAAAATCACTATAACGGGCAATGTCAATGCGGCAAGCGCAGACGGCTTTGTTACTGTCACGTCCAATAGTACTGATCTGGCGTTAAATGGTAGCGGCTTCTTACATTCCAGCGTATCAGGAACGTCTCAAGTAGCCCTTACTGTTATAGATTCTCCGGCTACTTCTTCTTTTGTACGTTATACAGTACAAGTTAAAAAGGGCTCGGGTGGTTCTTTTGTATGGAATCCTTCGGGCAATACGGCGGTTATGATCCTTGAGGAACTACGCTAATGGCTCTCGATTATAGCACAACTAATACACTCCTGCCGATGCTTCGGCTATTGCCGCTCATGCCGTCTGTGCAACAGCTTTTCTCCGATCAAGACCTACTGAGTATATTAAACTTCGAGATGATTTCTAAGATATATCCTCTAATTGATAATCAGACCGAGGAATATTTCGTCACACTAGGGGATACTCCCTATACAATGGCTCAGACTTTATATCATGTGCCTACTAGAGCTTTAGGGGGCAAACTACGGGCTTTGTCCTTTGTTGATCCTAGTAATAATGAGATACGTATTCCCCGGCTTCGCCCTGAAGATATTATGTCCAATGTCAATGCTACAGGCTTAGCTATCAATCCCGCTCTTTGGGGATTCTACATGCAGAATAATGATATTCAATTATATCTTAGTTCTGTCAATGGCGGCACTTCTAATTATAAAACGCTTAGACAACGCTATATCAGACAGCCTAATCAATTGGTACTAAATAATCAATGTGGGCAGATTACGGCTATCGCCGGAAACATCGTCACTGTGGATCAAGTGCCTTTAAATTTCACTACGGCACAGCTTTATGATATGCAGAGCAATGTTCCTAATTTCAATGCCTTACAGGATGATTCAGTTTGTACTATGATTTCAGGGCTAAATATGACTTTCGTTTCTATCCCTGTAGATCAACTTGGAAATCCTACGCTAAAGATCGGTGATTGGATTTGTCTATCAGGACAATCCCCCATTGCACAGATTCCTTATACTCCCGGCTATGATCTTCTTCTCCAGCTTGCGGCGGCTAAATGCCTAGAAATCCATGGAGATGTACAGGGCTTTAACGTAGCTATGTCACAAGCTACGGATATGAAGAATTACTTAATTTCGATTCTTACGCCACGTGTTGACGGTAATGTGATTCGTTTAACAACTCCTAATAGCTTGTACGGATGGGATTAATACCTTGACATTAGAAACTTCGCCCCAACAAATACAGCTAACCTGTAAAGGGCTCTTTACTATGCCTAATGAACTGTCACAGGTTCCGGCAGGGTCTTTGCTTACGGCTGAGAATGTTGTAGTTGATTATGACGGATTGCTTTCAGGACGTAGGGGCATTAGACAATTTGGTATAAGTTTACAGACACTTACAGGCTCTAGCCATACAAATATATTTCAAGAGTTCTTTTATAAGGGCTCTAAAATGATATGGTTCGGTGTGGATAATGTCCCTGATACTGATCCTACTCGCTTTTATTGGGCCTATGACTCCGATAATCTAGGCACATGGGTTACTACAACTCACCCCTTCAGCCCTCCGGCTTATAGCTTTACAGATACCTATAGATCAGCACAGAGCAACGGCAATTTCTATATGACCTCTACAACGGGCATATTAAAGACGGATGCCCCGGCCAATGCTCTCTATCCAGCCGGGGGATTCCCCGGATTAGACGGAACGGCTACATTAACAGGGGCTAGCGGCTTCATGGCTACAAATACGGAGGTGGCCTACCGTATGACTTGGGCCACTACAGACGCTAATAATAATGTGTATGAAGGTACGCCTTCTACTAGGGTTGTAGTGTCTAATAGCTCAGGCGGAAGCAGAAATGTAACATTAGTGTTTACAATTCCGCATGGAGTGACGACTAAGACCCAATATCGTATCTATCGTAGCTTACAGAGCGCGACTAGCACAACGGCCCCTTCAGATGAATTACAGCTTGCTTTACAAGGCTATCCTTCTTCTGGCGATATTTCGGCGGGATTTTTCACTGTAACAGATAGCACACCAGAGAGTCTCTTAGGCGCGGCTCTTTATACCAATTCAGGACAACAGGGCATTGCTCAAGCTAATAATATTCCTCCATTAGCCAATGATGTTTGTTTCTTTCAAGGGTATTTGATATTCGGAGCGGCTACAACCCAACAGAAATTCCTGCTCAGCCTCTTAAGTACAGATGGCGCAGGGGCTTTAATGATTGGCGATACCTTTACAGTTACGACAGGCTCTAGCTCTTTCACCCTCACGGCGCATGCCTCAGAAGTGATTGCTTCCGGGTTTTTTCAGGTGTTTAGCGGAGGCGATCCGGCCTCTGATATATATAACACTAAACTATCGCTTATTAGAGTATTAAATAGGCAATCTCAGACACAAGTGTACGCCTATGATAGCACAGACGC